TTGGCCGCCTGCATCGGCGTTCCATCGTAAATATCATCGGTCCGGCGCTGACCTTCGACGACATCCTGGGCAAAACCAAGGCGTCTCGGGAGCATTACTCTCGCGAGGTCATCGTAATGAAGGTGGAATTGTTCTTTCTCGGCTTTCGCCCGACCCCACCAGTTAAGAAGCGCTTTTCCGTCCATATCTGCCTATTCTAGGTTGTTTTGCAAATTATTACTATAAAGCCAATGGCTCGAAATAATCTATCTCAATATATGCCGGCTGAACTACGCCAGATAGATTTTGAATCCTGAAAAGATACTCCAGACCGCCTTTGAGCATGTGTATTGCCGCAAGTGTTTTTGCCGCACCACCTGCGTTACCTCCTGAACCGCCCATAATTCCGGCGACATGAATTTCAGTTCCCACTCCTGTTACACTTGGAGAATAGACGGCAGTCGCTCCGGTTGTCTTCGTACTTTCTTCGTTTTTATTCGTAATACCAAGCGCCGTTCCACCCGTATAGGTTGGCGTTCGATAAATATTTACTTTCGCCGTTCCGCCACAACCAAATTCAGGGATAATATGAATATTATTTGTTGGCGTAATGATGATATCGGCAAAACCATTATTGGCAATACTTGGGAAAAAATAACCTATGTCAAACACTTGGCCGTTATGAATAAGCTGATGCCAATTGCTGAAAGTCAATTCCCATACTGAATCGTACAGAACGTAGGTATTTCCGGTATCAGTCTCGAGAAATTCAGATCGATCCGGAATATCCTGCTTATTGTTTCCAGGTGCTGAATAGGTTAAAGGCTTGGTGTCAGTCGACAAACCGGTCATGAATATCGGCTTATATTCTACGCCGGAATTGACTGTTACAGCCATTACTTGACCGCTTTATTGAATTCCTGTACCGAGGAATTTAGCTTTGCGAATGCCTCGAGATTAGCGCTTAGCTTCTCATGGCCATCCTGCAAGCTGCGACGTAGTGCCTCGAGTCGAGCGGATTCAGCTTTCAAGTCGGAATCTTTCTTGGAAAGCTCTTCGTTTCGTGCGATGACTTTCGCTCCGAATTCAGCTTCTTGCTTCGCAACCTTGGATTCTCGCGCAGCAACTTTTTCCTCGCGCTCTTTGAGCCGGCGATCGTTAGCTAGCGCTACTTCATCCGCTTGCTGTTTGATGGCTTTGGCTCGCCTGAGTTCAGCCTCGGAATCCGATTTCAACTGGTAAGCTTCGCTCTGAATCTTTTGAGCCGTGGCAAAGACTTCTTGCGCTTGCTTTTCGCGATCTTCCAGACTTTTGAGATCGTTGATGGTATCTGATATTGCCATGTTATCCTCCGAGGAGCGTTGCGCCAGGGCGTTTTATTAACGGGGCGCTGAAAGTATTTCCAGCAAATTTGGTTTTGGTTCGGGACAATTCTTTCAATCGCTGAGCTTCACGAGCTGCATCGACTGGATTGACAACGGGATTATCGGTTGTTTGTTGATTTCTATTTCTGAAATCTCCAAAACCGCCTGAGCCCATGAAACTGGAATCACCGGTTCCAGTTTTTGACCGGCCTGGGAATTTTCCTCCCCTGCTTGCCAGTAATTTTGCCATGTAGGCTCCGCTACCGCCGTCTTGGTTCATTAACCAGTCTCCTGTATAACCCGTATGGGGTTAGTGCGAAATTGCTCAGACATAGTATTGATTTTACCATACCAACACAATTTCTTGCTACAAACGGAAATTTGACCGTTTTTTCACTTTGTTCGGTTTCGACGACAGTATAGCCCATTCCCCTGAAAATTCCTGCAAGTTCTTCTTCTTCCTTGCAAACGTATCGAAGTTCGACCCGGCCCTTGTAAGCATCGGCACATATCCATTCGCCATCGGTCAGCAGGCAGACGAAGGTGTGCCCAAACCCGGGCTTCAAAAATTTGGCAAAAGGGCTTTTTCCGCTATGAAAAACAGCGAGGGCTTTAGTGAAGCCGTTTTTTGTAGTGTTTTCGGACGGCATCCATTGCTGCCTCTGGGCCGAGTTCTTCAATCAAGGCGTCTACATCGTTGTCATTCAGCGTGACATTTGGCATAGCCCGGCGAGTAATTTTACGCAGGAGTTCATGATCTTTCTTATCCAAATCGCCGATAAAACTGCCAATCGAGGTCTGAACACGCTTACCAATAATCGTGGTGGAGGCAAATAGAAGGCGGACGCGCTCTCCTTGAATATGATCAGGAACCGGCGGGACATCTGCATCTTCCGGATGTTTTTCGGTCCAGGTTACAGGCCCGTGTTCCATTCCGTTTACGTAACAGAAGTAATCGATGGCATCTTCAACGTCCCGCTCGAATTGCTTTCGCATTTCAGGCGTTTCATTGCCGTCAAGCCAAATGCTGTTGTCGACAGTATCGCCAATCTCAATTGCCATTAAAATATCCCGGGTTTTCCAATACAGTGAACTTCGTAAACGACGTTATTGTGATTATCGCGCATGAACTGCCGCGCGTCATCATCTGTTTCAAAGAATTTTACTTTGTGATCTTCCAGTAAGGGCCTGGGATCCGTGGTTTTGAAAAGAAACATAACGAAAAAGGGTGATTCTGGTTTCATCATGACCTCCAACGTCTTGGTTTGTACTTGTGGTTCTGTACATCCTTCCGACGTGCTGCTTGCCTGTTAAGCGATTTAATATTCACCATCACACTTTGTGCAGCATGTCTCTCCTGCAAGTATTTTGTCAATGTTTCAGCGGTCCAGCCATTTCTCTTTTCTTCCTCATTAGGCTGGATGATTTCGTTCTTATTCAGCGCTTCTCGCCGCGCGAGGTCCATTTCTTCGAACAGGCGGTCACTCAGCGGCGTTATTTTTGGGCGCTCGACTTTCATTTCATCATCCTATGCGGATTATAACCATTATTCGCCTTTGTCGGCAGATTTTCATTTCGTTTCTCGGTCTTCTTGATGATATTCGGAAAGAGTTCGGTAAACGCCCAGACCAGTGCATCGACGTGATCGGGTGAACCTTGACCCTCGTAACCTTCGACCGTGAATTGACACATCTGTCCTTCGAGCGTCGGGAATGCGCCAACGTGTGAAACGAGATCGCGGGCATATAGCGCGGCGACCGGTTCGGCCCGGACATGTTTTCCGCGGGTCGCACGTACTTGGATTACTTTGACAGAAGATCGAACAGCGTGAATGGTCGAGACAACCATTTCTCCGCCGTTGTTAACTTCAGCCACGATTGCGTCTGCATCGAAACTATCATAGAGAGCAACCGCACGAGCCGCCCACATTTCTGGCGTAGCTTTGGCGAAAGATTCGTCTGCAAGTACGTAGCCTCGATTGTCTTCTCCAATGCCGGCAACGACAAGTCCGCACTCGTCAGCATTTTCTCCAGAGGTAGTGGGCGGGTCGACGGCAACGACAATTCGTTTAAGCGAAATTGGTATATCTCTCTGAGAAGCAAGGCGGTTTCGCGCGATAACATCTCTACTCCAGATCGCTCCAACTGCCATTGGTTCATAATGACCGAGCCAGATATGTGGATATCGGACGGGATTATAGAGTTCATCTTCTTTTCGATCCTCCTCAAGATCAGCCGGGAACCATGGATTGTCCATGTAATTCGCAGCTACTACGATTGAGTCATCTGGACGCGCCGGCCCGCGAAGCAGCAAATCGACTGGATCGGCACGATTGCGCGGGTTCCAACTAAACCAGAGTTCAGATTTCTGGAATCCTGATTTCGTCGGCGGCTGGTTCGGATGGGGCGTGCGGATGGTCGGGCGCAATAATTCGAGACTGCGCTGGGTCAGGGTCTGGGCTTCCTCGCCGTAAGCAGCATGAAAGCCTTCAAGTGATTTCACCGACTCGGCAGTATGGTCTGCCATGCCTTGAAAAACGATCTGACCACCGCCTGGCGTGCGGATATGGTCGGATTTGATATCGAACATGCCCTCCAACCCATTACGCCGGATTTCATCCTCCAGCAGCAGCTTGACTGAATCGCGGAGAGATTTCTGTACTTCGCGAATACAGACCAGACGAAAGCCGGGGAGAATAACGCATTGCTCGACAGCGTAACCGGCCCAGAATCGTGATTTGCCGGATCCCCGACCGCCGTGTGCGCCCTTGTACCGGGCGGGAGCTAAAAGCGGTTCGAAGACCTTGGCAGTTTGGATTTCAAGAGTAGACATTCTTGGCGTTTGCCGACAGGGAAGAACAACGACCTTGGCTCACTCGACGCGCCATTTCTTTTGTATGCGGGTGATCACGGCGCGGATGTTTGCCAGCATAACGATCGACCGATCCGCGGCCATGTCGAAGCGGATCACGAAACATCTTTAACCCGGCGGTGCGCCATGGCTCCATGTGAGGAATGAAACTTAGTAGAACGCTCAATGCCTTGTTAAATGCCATTGCTTGTTTTTTCATCGTGTAGGTCCTTTTCAATTTTCAATAGTTTGGTATGCCATCTCCGAGCGCTGTTTACAAGAACGCTCAGTGATACACCTTTTCGGAAAATCATGTTGTTGATGTGGATATCGTAGGGCAGAACGGCATCGGGTTCATCATCAGATTTATCATGCTTGTGCTTCTCGCAAAGTCCATACCGGATTTCCTTATCCGGGGCTGGACACCGACATTGTGATACGACTGCGTGGCAGACCCTGCAGTATTCGATGAAGTGCGTCATAAAAGCCGGCCACGTACCCGCTTCAATCGTGGATTGGCTTTGACTGCTGATTCAGACGCTTTACGAGCGCCTGCAGCCAGGATTGCGCCGGAACGTTTCATGCCAATCTTTCCCTTGCCGCGCTTGTTTTTCTGCTTGGCAATTCGCTCTTGCACTGCTTCAAAACCTGGATGTTCCATACGCACCTCGCTTATTTACCAATAATAAATCCAAGGCTTAGAATCAAGTGGCCAATTCTGTTCATAATTCCCCCGCATCACGCGATGAGATAATTCCCTGACTTTAGCCCGACGCTTCTTGTGCTTATACAATCTGCGCCATTCCTTTGGTTCTTGCCTATACCATTGCCAATTATCGCCAAAACGAACTTTCTTATTTCGGCTTCCATGATGATACGTTCTAGCCATGACAGTTCTCCTATAGAGTTAATCTACTTTGTCATGACTATCTTCCCCGAACCTTTCCGTCCGCATTTCGGTTGAACAATAAGTTTGTCAAGCAATATCATTATAAGCCAGAAATATTCGCTGTCATATCTTGGATTCTCGCCATCCATAAACCACTTTATCGTTGACAACGCATTCTCATGCTTACCCAAAAGATTCAACGACATTTTACCACAATTCCTGAGCT